TGCAGAACAAGTTATCCAAGTTGGACCTCTAGTTCTAGCTAAGAAGGTTAAGAAGACAACGCCAGACGATGAAATGTTCCAATTCACAGATAAAAGAACAGGCGTTACAACAAATTTTAATCAAGGTGGGAAAGTAATGAAGAATCAAATGGAAATGGCCTTCATGGAAGAGGGTGGCATTGCAGACGATGGTATGAATGTTGATCCTGTTTCTGGTAATGAAATTCCACCTGGTTCTATGGCTTCAGAGGTTCGTGATGATATTCCTGCACAACTAAGTGAAGGTGAGTATGTCGTACCTGCTGATGTATTGCGTTTCTATGGTGTTAAGTTCTTTGAAGACTTACGCTCAGAAGCTAAGCAGGGCATGGCTGAGATGGAAGCCGATGGTCGTATCGGTGGTGAGCCTGTCCCCGCAGGTGGTCCACAAGAGGGAGAACTTACCCCAGAGGACATGGCTGCACTTGAGGCTATGGGTCTGAATGTAGGTGGCCTTCTACCACAACAACCAGCCCCTCAAGCCATAGGTAACACTATGGGTCAAACGGCTAAAGGGTACGATGAAGGAGGCCTAGAAGACGGTTCATCTTTGACCACACCTGCTTATACTACAGAATCTTTACAGCAACAATTTCCTCTAGGTTTCTCTATATTTGGTACAAGTGGTCAACAAAGCAATACCACTTCTCCTCAAGTAACTACTGCTACCCTTTATGGGCCAGATGGCGCAATGAGAACTTTAACCCTTCCTGCTGAACAAGCAGAGTATGATCGTTTGATCTCAGAAGGGTACACCGCTGAAAAATCTAACAGCTTGAGTACTGAAACAAGTGTTGGACAACAAGACGATGGTGGTGGCAGTGGGCCAGTAGATACTGCAAAACCTGGTAAGCCTTACGGTGAGATGGACGGAGCTGAGTTACAACAAGCTTTTTCAGACAACGAAAGAGCACGTAGTGTTTTGACAGCTATGGGTCTTATCAACCCTGTCTTTGCCGTTGTAGGTAGAGGTGCCACAAATATGGCTGAGAAACAAATTCTTGAGGCTATGGAGAAAAAGGGAGTCAAACCACCAGCATCTACTGAAGAAGGTGGTATTCTCACTAACATCTTTGATACAGTTAAAAGCTTCTTTGGAGGCGGTAAGGATGAAAGTAAAACTGTTACTTCTGCACCTAAATCATCTACACCTACACCTACGTTTACAAAGTATGACAGTAGTTCAGCTGCACCCAATGAAGCATCAAAAGTTTTAGGTACATCAGAGGATGATGATACTACAGATAGTTTAGCTAACACTGTAGCAGCGGCTAATGCAGCGGCTAAACAAGCAGGAACAGACCAAGTGTCTTCCGTAATTTCTAAGGCAGGTACTGCGGATCAAAAGGTATTTGGTGGTACTAAAGCAGAGCAGGATTACTTAACTTCTGCTGCAGCGGGAAATAAAGGCGGTTTGATGAATAAGAAAGCACTGAATAAAAAAGCTAAGAAGAAGTAACTACTCACTACCATAAAAATAATAAGGCTACCCAGCAATACTGCTGGCCCCAACATAAGGAAAAAATATGGCTAACATGACAACAATGGAATCCCCTAAGTCTGCAGGTTTTGTGCAGAGGGGTTCTAATTACTCCCGTAAACAAAAGAGACTAGAACAAGAAGAGGCAGAGATTGCCCGTCTTGAGGCAGAGGCCCGTGGTGAAGAAGTTACTGAAAGTGAATCCGGTGGCGAAAGCACTGAGGACACCTCGGTACAGGCCTCTGACGATACCCAACAAGAAGAAACCCAAGAGGCATCCGAAACACAAGAAGATGACTCTAACCTGAGTGCTGAGGAGAAATCCTTTAAGAAGCGTTACGGTGACTTGCGCAGGCACATGCAGGAGAAAGAGAAAGAGTTTAACGATAAGTTAGAAGCTCTTTCCGGTACAGCAAAACGTGCTAGTATTGTTCCTCCTAAGTCTGACGAAGACATTGAGGCTTGGGCTAAAGAATACCCAGACGTAGCGGGTATTGTAGAAACAATCGCAGCTAAGAAAGCTAAAGAACTATTTAGTAAAGCTGAGTCACGTTTAACAGAATTAGATGATGCTCATAATGAAGCTCTACGGATAAAAGCTGAGAACCAAATCCGTAAGACACATGATGACTTCGATGAATTAAGATCTTCAGACAGCTTCCACAATTGGGCAGACGAACAGCCTAAGTGGGTTAAAGATGCTCTGTACGAAAACATGGATGACCCTGCGTCTGTAATCCGTGTTATTGATCTTTACAAAGTTGATAACGGTATGACACCTGCAGCCAAGAGACAATCTAAGAAGTCTGCAGCTTCTACTGTTACCAAAGGAACTCGAACCTCTATTGATGCAAAAGGGTTGCAAGGACAGATTAAAGAGTCTGATGTAGCCAAGATGTCAACAAAAGAGTTTGAGGATCGTCAGGACGAAATTACTGAAGCAATGAGAAAAGGTAAATTCGTCTACGATATGTCTGGCGGTGCCAGATAAATAGTTGACACTGGCCGTGTCTTAACTATAACTACTGGTATCTTGTATAGAGCCTCCCTTGTGGACCACCTCTATTGATACTTTTCCCTTTAAAAAGTCTAAACTATAAAGAACCACCTGTTCAAGTATAGGCCCAGTAGATATTCGGTTGGCCAACTGAGTATCTTCTGCACCCTAGAAAAGTAACAGCCTCTTTAAGGTGTTTAGCTTTTATTCAAAAAGCCAACATCATGGAGGATTTCACATGGCTTTCGCATCCGCAGGGGGTTACACCAACCTTCCCAATGGCAACTTTTCAAGTGTCATTTATTCTAAGAAAACTCAGCTGGCGTTCAGAAAGAGCACAGTTGTAGGTGATATCACCAATAGTGATTATTTTGGTGAGATTGCAAACCAAGGCGATACCGTCAAAATTATTAAAGAGCCAGAGGTGAGCGTATCTGCTTATGCACGTGGTACAACCATTGCTGCACAAGATCTTACAGATGCTGACTTCTCTTTAGTCGTTGATAAAGCTAACTATTTTGCTTTCAAGATGGACGATATCGAGGAGGCCCATTCACATGTGAATTTTATTGATCTTGCTACCAACCGTGCGGCTTTCCGCTTGGCTGACCAGCATGACCAAGAAGTTCTGGGTTACTTGGCAGGCTACAAACAGTCTGCTCTGCATGGTAACGCAGACACAGTGAATGACACTGTAAACGGCACTAAAGCAGACACAACTGCTGGTACTGACGAACTCTTGGCGGTTAATAAACTGTCACGCCCAGACTTCGGTAATATCACAACTGCTGGTGTAGCTGGTGATTCTATCCCAGTTGCTGCTCGTTTGCCTGGTGCAACAGCACTTCCAACAGCATACGTATCTCCAACAATGTTGATTGCACGTATGGGTCGTTTGCTTGACCAAAAGTCTGTTGACAAAGACGGTAGATGGGTCGTAATTGACCCGGTATTGATGGAAATCTTGATGGACGAAGATTCACGTTTCTTGAATTCTGACTTCGGTGATTCAGGTGCCCTTCGTAACGGTCTGGTTATCAACAACTGGAATGGCTTCCGTGTCTATGTATCTAACAACTTGCCTTCTATCGGTACTGGTGCAGATACAACAGGTACAGCAGCACAGTCCACTAACTTTGGTGCTATCGTAGCTGGTCATGACTCTGCAGTTGCTACTGCTGAGCAGATCAACAAAACAGAAACATACCGTGATCCAGACAGCTTTGCTGACATCGTGCGTGGTATGCATCTATATGGGCGCAAGATTCTGCGTCCAGAAGCACTGGTTACAGCTAGATATAACCTAGCCTAAACCTACCTAACCTGTTGGGCTGGTCTCGTCAAGGGGCTGGCCCTTCAGCCTACCTAATAGCAGGATACAAAGATGACAACATACATCTCTCTTACGAATGAACTGCTAAGACGCTTGAATGAGGTTCCTCTTGATTCAGGTGGTGATGGCTTTGACAGTGTTCGTAACGTACAAGCTCTTGCTAAAGATGCTATAAACAATAGCATTCGTTCTATTTTACAAGATGGCCAAGAGTGGCCTTTCCTGAAAACAACTTACGTGCAGACACTTGATGTAGGCACCCGCCATTACTCTTTTCCCTCTGATATGAGTACTGTTGACTGGGAAACCTTTTACCTCAAGAAACTAGCATCTGCAGAAAATCAACCAAGAAAACTTGCTCCTCTTTCCTTTGAGCAGTACACTGCTGGCTTTAGACCAACAGACGATAATGTTGATCCACTTGTCGGTAGTTCTCCACCAGAATTCGTATATCAGACATACGGTAATAGTTTTGGTGTTACCCCTGTTCCTAATAAACAATACGAAGTAGAGTACGTGTACTGGGCTTACCCAGCTGACCTAACCCTTTTTGATGATACCTGTATTATACCCGCTAGGTTTAAGCACGTTATTATTGATGGTGCTATGATGTACATGATGCGTTTTAGAAGTAATGAGCAGAGTGCATCCGTTCATCAAGATAGTTTTCAAAACGGAATTAAGGCTATGCGTAGAATTCTAATTGATGACAAACTAACTCTTGTTTCCACCGTCATTGATAGGTCTTCAAGGAATGGCTGAAAATTTAGCATCCTATAAGGTATTTTCCCAAGGCGGTCTAAACACCAGTCGTGATGTTTTATCACAGGGTGAGACTCAACCTGGATCTGCTATTGCCCTCATTAACTACGAACCGTCTGTAACTGGTGGTTATCGTAAGATTAGTGGTTACAGTAATGACTACGGAACAGTACCAGGCTTTGGGAATGTGCTCGGTGTAGCTGTAGCCAATGGATTACATGATGGTATCTTAGCTGCACGGCATAATGCAGATAACACAAACTACCTGTACTACTGGAACACCTCTACATCTGCTTGGGTAGCTATTACTACTCCAGCCTCTGTTGATGTCTCCACTTATCCCAAGGTACGCTTCTCTCGTTACAACTGGGGTACCTCTAAGGTAGCTATCACTGATGGTGTGAATCCTGCTGCAACATATGATGGTACAACTTACACGCAGATTACTAGTACTAATGCTCCCAGCGCACCTAAACTCTCACATGTATTTAAGAACCACTTATTCTTAGCAGGTGATGCTACTGAGACTACTAGCCTGTGGTTCTCTGCACCATACAGTGAGACTGACTTTGACCCTGCAGACGGTGCGGGTGTTATCAACGTAGGCTTTCCTATTGTCGCAATAAAGTCATTTCGTGATGCACTCTACATCTTTGGGTCAAACAATATTCGTAAGCTTGTCGGTAACAATACAGCAGACTTTGTACTTGAGGAAGTTACAGATGACTTGGGCTGCGTAGCTACAGATAGTATTATTGAAATTGGTGGTGATCTACTATTCTTATCTCAAGACGGTTTGCGTCCCATTTCAGGTACTGATAAAATCGGTGACGTTAATCTTGAAACAGTCTCTAAAGATATTCAGTCTATCTTTACTGATGTAGTGTTTGATGTAGATTTAGACAAGCTGAACGCTGTAGTTATCAGACAGAAGACACAGTTTAGGTTCTTCCTTGGTGCAGCTGATGGTCAGGGTATCATTGGTGGCTTTAGACAGACACCCAACGGCTTGCAGTTTGAGTATGGTCAGATGCTGGGTGTATTTACTACTTGTGCTACTAGTGGTTACATTGGGCAGAATGAGTTTGTAATACACGGTGATAGCAACGGTAAGGTGCACAGACAAGAACAAGGTAATGATTTTGACGGTGAGGATATCTTTAGTGTATTCCAGACACCCTTCTTTCACATGCAAGACCCAGAGCAACGTAAGGTGTTTTACACTGTAGCTACGTACTTACGTTCTGAGGGTGACAACGAAATTGTTATGTCCGTACTATATGATTACGAAGATGTAGATACGCTTAGTCCAACCAACTTCACACTAACAACCCAAGGCGCTGCAGCATACTACAACGAAGCTCTATACGATAGCACCGCAATTTTTGATGGTAACCCTGCACCCGTTCAACGTACAAACATTTCAGGTTCTGGGAAGTCTGCATCACTAAAATATGTAACAAATGATACAAACGCATCACACAGCATTCAGGGCATTGTGATTACGTTTGGAGTAGGAGATAGGCTGTAACATGGCAGGGTACACTAGACAATCAGTAGCTGATATTATCGCAAATGCGGTTATTAAGGCTGCACCAGTAAACGCAGAGTTTAATGCTATCCGTGATGCTTTTAACAACAGCACGGGTCACAAGCATGACGGTACCTCCGCTGAGGGTACATACGTCCCACTCATTGCTGACATTGATGCTCAAAACAAAGTAGTAATAGACACAACAAATAATCGTGTTAGTTTTTACTCAGAGGTAGGTGGCTCTGCAGTAGAGCAAGTACGCATTCAAGATGGTGCTATTGTACCCGTAACAACTAATGACGTTGATCTTGGTTCCTCCTCTTTAAAGTTTAAGAACTTATATGTTAATGGTATTGGTGAGATCGGTTCTGTCACTATCCTTGGTGGTACTATAGATGGTACAACCATTGGCGGTACTACCCCTAGTGCAGGTACTTTTACCTCAGTTACAGCCACTACAGTAGACATTGATGGTGGGACTATTGACGGTGCAGCTATTGGTGGCACAACAGCTTCTACAGGTGCATTCACCAATGTAACTGCGTCAGGCACACTTTCTGTAACAGGTACATCTGCCCTGACAGGCACAACTACTATCACAGCTGCTGACATCAATTCGGGTGTAATGGATAACACTGTCATTGGCTCAGGCACACCTGCTGCTATCACAGGTACTACTGTTACTGGTACGTCACTTGTTGGCCCCCTTACAGGGAACGTAACAGGAGATGTAACTGGGGACTTAACTGGTAACGTTACAGGCAACCTGACAGGAAATGTAACAGGAAATGTGACAGGTAACTTAGATGGTATTGTTGGTTCTGGTACCCCTGCTTCTGGTAGCTTTACAACTGTATCGACATCTGGACAAGCAACCTTGGCGACTGTTGATGTTAATGGTGGTAGCATTGACGGTACTACTATTGGAGCATCAACTGCTGCAACTATAACTGGTACTACCATTACTGGTACAAGTCTTGTAGGGCCAGTAACAGGCAGTGTAACAGGTAACGTAACGGGTAATGTTACAGGAGATGTAACTGGTAACCTCACAGGTAATGTCACCGCATCATCTGGCTCTTCTACCTTTAACAATGTTGTGATTGACGGTACACTGAATATGAATGCTGGTACTACAGCTACTATTCAGAACCTTACTGCACCGACAAATGACCTTGACGCAGCCACAAAAAAGTATGTGGACGATGAAGTAGCTGGCCTTGTGGACTCTGCCCCAGGTACACTTGATACGTTAAACGAACTAGCTGCTGCGCTGGGCGATGATCCCGACTTTGCTACTACTATAACAACTAGCATAGCAACCAAGCTACCACTAGCAGGTGGTACTATGACTGGTGCTATTGCTATGGGTACGTCTAAAATTACTGGCTTAGGTGATCCAACTGCAGCACAAGACGCAACAAGTAAAAACTATGTTGACACTACTTTCTTAGCTCTTACTGGTGGTACACTTACTGGTGCTATCGACATGGGTAGTGCTAAGGTTACTACTACTTACACACCTACAAATGGTCCTGATCTCACTAACAAGACATATGTAGATAGTATCGTAGGGTCTAGTACTTCAGCCGCCGCATCTGCCTCTGCTGCCGCTACTTCTGAGACTAATGCTGCTACAAGTGAAACCAATGCAGGTAACTCTGCTACTGCCGCTGCAAGTTCAGCTACATCTGCTGCTGCATCATATGATGACTTTGATGATCGCTACTTAGGTGCTAAAGTAACCGCTCCTGCATTAGACAATGACGGTGATGCACTTATTGTAGGTGCTTTGTACTTCAATACAACAACTAACTTTATGTATGTGTACAGTGTATCGGGATGGGTTGCTGCAGGCTCTTCAGTTAATGGTACATCAGATCGTCAGACGTACAGTGCAACAACTGGTCAGACTAGCTTTACGGCTACTTATGATGTAGGATACGTAGACGTTTACCTTAATGGTATTAAACTACTAGCAGGTACAGACTTTACTGCCACTTCTGGTACAGCTGTTACACTAACTGTTGGTGCAACTGCAGGTGATATTGTAGACATCGTAGCTTACGGGTCTTTCTCTATT